GTATTGTTGATTAGTATCTAAAAAATATTTATTACCATCACCAGTTCTTCCAACAGTAACATAAAATGTTCTTGTAAAATCACCTGAAAAATCTAAGTCGATAGCAAAAAAAGGCTCTACTTCATCTGCTTGTATTTCTGAATTAAATGATATTGATCTTGCCATTATTTACTCTTGCACTGGCATTTAGTGCCGCCGCACGTTTTGCATTGACGCTTAGCTTTTTTAGCCTTTTTGCGTTTACTTTTTTTACCAAAATTAAGTTGTTCACGGATCTTTTCCATCCAAGCATATTTCATGCCACGATGAGATCGTTTACCTTTTCTATTTTTATCTTTCATTATAATGCTTCTATTGCTGTAAAACCCATTCCGTACATTGATACGGTTGATACATTCCATCGCATCTCATTTGATGCCAATCTAAATTTCCCAGTAGGATTGCTAACGGTAATTGCTTCATTACCACTTAATGATGATCTTAGTTGTGGAAAAATGTTAACAGTTAATTCGCCAGAACTATCACTGCTAGTATCATCTAATACTTTAAATAATCGCGTTGAAGATCCGCTGCCAATACTAAAATAATCGCCAGCTTTAAAATAATTAGTAGCGCTTGCTGGTGCGCCTGTAATGTTTAATGAATTACTTTGTGCTGTATGAGCGCCATTTACTACAGGAGATCCAGCAGAAGTTGCGCAGCTGCCGCGTGCAGTGTTTCCTAAGACATCTGGATTTATTAGAAAAGTACCATAAGATCCTTTTAATTTTATCATAAAGCTAATCCAGTATTCTGCATCCTCTCGCTTCATTGGTTTTAACACTATGTCAGCTTCCCAATATTCTCCTGACCATTTTTGTATTTGTGCTTTTTGATTAAATGGACTTTCAGTAACACCTACTGTTGTTTTAGCCATCATATCTATTTTAGTGTAACTTGTCGTATCTGGAATACTTATAGGATATGTTATTGCCATTAATACTGCCCTCTTAACTGACTATCTATCATTGCGCCCTTACTTACTTCTGCAATTGATGGCAGTAAGGATATAATTTCAGACCTTACAGTTGCAGCAACACCAGTAGATATATTTATATTTTGAACAACAGTTCCAGATCCTAAATTATTATTAGGAATAATTGTGCCAGATTGATTAGGAATAAACATTTCCATTCCTCGTTCGCCAACCATATAAGGCTTGCCCCTACTTACAGATCCGCCATATTGTTTTCCTGTAGTAGGAATAATTGTATCTAAGAAGCCACCAAAAGCATTTGTAAATGGTGCTACTATCATTCTCATTACAAACATTTTAACTAATTCAGAATAAATAACTCGACCAAGATCTTTAAAAGCTGCACTAGCTTTTTTAGTTCCCATAATCATATCTTCAAAAGTTTTACCAAATGCACTTGATATTGTTACAGCTGCCGTATCAAATGCAGTTGATATATCTTCGCCAGCTTTTTGACCAAAAGTTGCTAACTTAATAAATTTATCTGCAAATTGTGATTGACCAGAAGTACCAGTGCCACCAGTGCTACCTATAATTTCTTCAGAATTTCTAGCTGCTTTAGCTAAATCTCTATAAGCTAATACATTGGCTTCAATAGTTCCTTGTAAATTTTTAAGGCTTACAACTCCACTATCTAGTTTTTCTAAAGTTTCTTTTGAAAATACATCACCAAAACCAGATATTAAAAAACTATCATTGGCAAATTCTGCCATATTTTTTAAGACATTTAAAATAGTTATGCCAAAATTAGTTAAGCCTTTTGTAACTAAAATTATAGAGTCATAAAAGAAATCAAAAAGACCTTGCATACCATCTTTTTCTACAAACTTTTCTAAAAATTCAGTTAACTTATCTGTTATTTGAGTCATTCCTATAGCAAGTTCTGCGGTTAAAACATTTGCTAAACCTTGTATGCTTAATTTTAAACGAGCAAAGGCATCGTTATATTTTTCTATGTTAGCAGATGCAGCGCTAGATAAAGCATAGCCAAGCTTTAATGCTTTTTCTTGAGCTTCAGTTAAACCTTCGCTCATTGTATCAAGCATATTAACTAAGTTAACACCAGCTCTGCCGAATAACTGCATAGCAACGCCGATCTTTTCTTGTTGCGTAGATAATCCTGCTATCGCATCAGCAACAGCTTTTATTCGCTCATCAGTGCTAAGAGAGTTTAATTCTTTTGCAGATATATTTAACTTATCTAAAGCATAAATTGCTGTACCTAATCCACGCTCGGCTTCATAGAGATTTTTCTCCATTTTACCAAAAGCAGATCTAACAGTATCAATACTTTCACCAGCTAATACAGCAGCATATTCATAGCCTGCAAGTTGCTGTGTTGATAAGCCTAATCTATCAGCAAGTTTTTTATTAGCATCAACTGCTTCTAAACTTTTTTTAACTAATAAACCAATCCCAGCTATACCAGCTACAGCTACTAAACCAGTTTTAAAATTTAAGATAGCTCCAGAAGCTTTTTTTAAGCCATTACCAAACGAACGGAAAGCAGCTTTAGATCTATCTTTAGCTGAAATTGTTGTTTCAAGTTTTTGAGCCATTTTCTATCCTTTTTGCTTCCATATTATAAAATGCTATCCAGTGGATAAATTCTTCCATAGACATATCGAGTATTGTATCTAACGGTTGATGTAAGCGATCCGCTAAACTGTAAACAGCCAACCGCTGCGGATCGTTAGTTAGTTTTTTTCCGCTTGCTCTACTGTGCTAGTATCAAATAATTTCTCTATTATTTGAGTAGAAAAAGACATTACAAAACCTACATCCATTCCAAGCATCTTTTGCTTATCGGCTTCATCAAAAAGTTTTACGCCACTTTCATTTTCCGCCTTCATGCAAATAACATCTACTAAAGCTTTGAACGATGGAATATCTCCACCGTTTATTGCTTCGTAAAATTTAGGATGTAATTTGCGTAACCTTTCATCCTCTCTAACAGTTAGTTTAGTAAAAAAGACTGTCAATGGATTACCATCAACGCCTAGACCATCAACATCAAAAGAGTATCTCTCTTTGTCTTGTTGTAACGCTATTAAGCGATCGCCTAAGATGCTCATTAATTAAGCTGTAGATTGTGAAAGAGCGCCAGTACCTTGAATTGAAATAGTTGCAGTCATCAAGCCGTTGGCTTCTTGTGTTGGTGAGATCCCAGTAACAAAACCAGAACCAGTAAAATATTTATCGCCAGTTGTTTCACCTTCATAATAAAAAGATGCAGTAACTGCGCTTTGTGCGCCAGCAGGAATACCGCCAGCAGTTAAGATACCTGCTTGAGCAGTTGAATCGTCAGCGTCAAAAAAGACATCAACGCTTGCGCTCCATCCGACCATTACACTTTCATAAGTTTTTGTTGTTGAGCCAATGTTGCTGCACTCTACAGTGTCCTGAGTTACATCAACTGACCATGAGCTAACTTGAGCTATTGAATCTGAACCGATCTTTAAGACCGCTTCAACACCTTTTGCATAAGCCATATTTATTCTCCATAGTAATTATAGTGGGTTGCTAGAGTCTGTAAATTTAGTTAAATAATTTACAGTGTAAGATAGCCTTGCGATGCCTACTGGCTTTTCTCCAAGACTGGTAAAATCTATTTCAGTGTTCGTCAAAACGATTGACGCGCAGCTGCTAGTTAATGTTGGATCTGCTCCTATTGCTTCTTCAATTTGTTCACATATTGTGTCCAGAGTATCTTCTATCTGGTCATTTTGTTCGCAATAAGCTTCAACCATAACATCTAAGCTTCTATCTAAAGTATTGCTTGTAATGTTACTCATCTCAGAACTTTCTGCTTCTGCATACACGCATAATGCTGGCAAGTTAGCTTGAGTTAAGTTGTATAATTTAGTGTCAAAAACATTTGAGCCAGTTAAGCCTAATCCAGTTACATTGGTAACTATTTTTTCTCTAATAGTTTGTCTTGCATGAGTCATTAAGTTTTCTGTAAATGAAGCAAGCTAATACCTGTTCCATCCTTCTCTATAATTTTGACCTTGTATGATGTATCAACATCATTTACTGGCAGCACTAAAGTGTCATCTACTTTTGCGCCAGTAGGTAATTTATTTGTCTTCATTGTAAATTGTGGTGATGAGGTAGTTACTGGTATTCCATATTCGTCCATTGCTGGAAAATACTCATTAGAGAATATACCAGTAACCACATATTTATCACCAGATGATGCTACAGTCCAAGTAGCGTTAATTGCAAAATCATCTAAATCAATAAAAGCATCATCAGCTAAATTAATCGCCATCTTCAACTTCTTCTAATGGTTGATCGGATCTGTAGTTATTTACTACAGGGCTATCAGTTATAACGCCAAGATCATCATCAGCTAATTCTGCTGCTTTTCTTTTAATTAGTTTTTCTGCTGTAACGCCAGCTACATCTAAAACATCATTCTTAGAATAATCTACTAAACCAATTGTTGTATCTGTAAGAAGTTTTATTCTAGTCATCTTGTTTCCAGATCTTTTGTTGATTTATCAGATTTTTCTTTTTTTGCTTTTGCTTCTGTAGCGCTGCCAAGTGAGATAAGATACCTTCCATCTTTATCATTTATCTCAACTGTTTTACCAGCTAAGACAACTTTACCCTCAACGCGCATATCTTTTAATACAGTTATTTTCATTGTTTTTAATGACGCGGATTGCTCCGCGTCATCTCCAAAAAAGTCGGTTGTTTTAAGAACCATTTATTATTAACTACTTACGCAGAATGAAACAGGATGTTTCACTGCAAAGTCCATTGAAGCAAGGATGATTAATCTTAATCCACCTGATTTAGATAGAGTAATATCATCAACTTTGACCTCAATACCTGACCATGTAGCCATAATAAATTCGCTGAAATCACCTAAGATAACATTGTTGCTTGGTACTTGAGATGAAATAAGAACATCTCTGCCATCAATTCTGCCATCTATAGCAGCAGCTGGAGAGCCAGCTCCTGTAGTGTTTGTCGCTTTTAATGCACCTAATAGAGCAGGAGTAGTAATATATTTAACTGCATTACTATCTAAAGCTTTATTGTCTGCAAATATAGCTGATTGCATTGCAATAATTTCAGCATAAGTAGGAGCGCCAGCAGATGAGAATGAAGTAGTATTAACACCACTTACATTTACTATGCCTGTTGGTTCGCCAGAACTACCTGTACCATTAAGAGCAGCGTTATCAGTTGCAACTCCAACAGCTCTAAGTAGGTTATCTCTAACCATTTGTTCTACAGATAGTGATCCACCGTTATTTAATAATAAACGCGTAATATCAGTGTGCGCGCCCAAAATTTTCTCTGACATTTGAACAGTATCTAAAGTTGGATCAGATGCAGATACATCGCCGCCTTCTGTGCTAACAAAACCAGCTGTGCTAAGAGCAGATACTCTAGGGATAGTAATGTTACCAGTGTTACCAGCTAATGTAGTAATTCCTGCATTTAAGATTGTAGAGAAAGGAGTAAGAGCATCAATTAAGTTGCCGTACTGTTTGTCATCAAATACAACAGCTGCTGAGTTAGTTGTATTCATTGTTCTTTTACCCCAAGCGTTGCTAACATCTTCTGGTACGAAGAAACCAGTTGTTTCTTTACCAATTGCTTTAGCATATTCTCTTGATGCTTCCATTTCGAAAGCTGAT